TGGAAGCGTGCGACGATTTTGTGCCGACCAACACCAGTGCCGTAGGCTTTTTGAGCAAGTCCATCACCTCGACCGACATTCAGGGGGCCATGACGGCGCGCACATCGACCGGTTTTACCACGACCGCTGGCAGCAGTCAGATTTACGCAATCCAGGTCAACGTCGAGGAGCTGGTCGCCAGCGGCTACCCTTGCGTCCGGCTCAAATGCGTCGAGGTTGTCGATTCGCCCGTTCTGGGCGGCATCGCCATCGCTTTGGCCGGCCCGCGCTTTGGCGGCTCTGCCACCGCAACTGAAATCGCCTAACGCATGGACCTACGCCTCCAGCTAGTGACCGGCCCGACCGGGTACCCGCTTGAAGCGGCTGACCTCGAAGCGCACTCTCGCGCCCTGGGCCAGCCGCTAGAGCAGCTGGAGCCGTACCTATTCGCGGCGACCGACCATATCGAGACGATCACTAACCGCCGCTGTCTGACGCAGACCTGGAACTTGTTCCTCGACTGCTTCCCGGGCAGCGGCGTTATCCAGCTTCCCTACTCGCCGCTGGTTTCGGTCGCGCACATCAAGTACACCGACTCGACTGGCGTACAGCGCACCTTTGCGGCGACCGAGTACGGCGTATCGACGGCGCGGACGCCGGGAGCCATCGTTCTGGAGTATCAGAAGGATTGGCCTACCGACACGCTCCGCAACACGGACCCAATCGAAGTGCAGTTTACATGTGGGTACGGTCTGGCAACGCAGGTACCGCACCAGCTGCGCCAGGCCATCCGTATGTTGGCGGCGCACTTCTACGAACACCGCGAGGCCGTCATCATCGGCACCACGTCCGCGGTTGATGAGCGCGAGTTGCCTTTCGCTGTGTCGGCGTTGATCGCGCCGTTTCGGGTGTGGCTATGAAAGCAGGAAGCCTCCGACATCTAATCATCATTCAAGAGCCGACCATCGCAGTGGACTCCAACGGCGACCGCACCGACACATGGACGGAGTACGCGACGACCTGGGCCAGTATCGAGACCGGCAACGGGCGCGAGTTTTTTGCTGCCCGGCAGGTTATGGCCGACCTTACGCATACCATTCGGCTACGCTACATCGAAGATCTTAAGCCAGAGATGCGGGTTAAGTACGTTGACCAGAAGACCGGGAAGACGCGGTACTTCAACATCCGCACTATCTTGAACCCGGACGAGCGCAACGAAATGCTCGTGACGCAGGCGCTGGAGGTGCTGATCTAATGGCAGGGGCGCGCAACATCAAAGTCGAGGGCCTTGACGAACTGACGCAGCGGTTCAACAAGCTGATGGCCACAGCCGAAGGGCCAGCGCTGCAGGACGCCATTCTGCAGGGTGCGCGAATGCTTGAGGACGAAGTGGAGCGCCGAGCGCCGATTGCGCCATACGCGACGCATTATCGCGGGCGCATGATTCAGCCGGGCGGCCTGCGTGAGTCGGTCCAGTCGGGCAAGGGGCGCAAGCATAAGAATTTCCTTCAGGCATACACCTTCACGCTGAAGGGCAAAGCGCCGCACGCCTACATGGTTGAGTTCGGCACCAGAGCGCATACGATTCAGGGCAAGAAAATGCGGATCCGCGGCGCGGCGTTTAGCTGGCTCAAGCGGCTTGGCGACCAAGTGCGGACCAAGATCCAGCATCCGGGCGCACGCCCCGCGTTTTTCTTTCGCGACTCCATCAAGGCCAAGCGCCTGCAGATCAAGCGGCTCATCGAGGCCCGCGCTAAGGCCGCGTTTGAAGCCATCACGAGGGCCGCATGAGGCTCTACCAGGCGCTGTATAAGTACCTGCAGACGCAAGCGCCAGTGACGGCGCTGGTGGGCACGCGGGTGTACGACGCGCACGCCGACCAAGGCCGCGCGACCAAGTACCCGTGCGTCGTCATTGAAATGATCGACGACCAGCAGTTTCATTCCATCGGCGCGAATCCAACCGCAACGCGCCGGCCGGTGAATTTTTACTGCATGGCGCAGGGCAATGGCAAGGCGAGCGACGACCTCGCCGACATCGTCTACACCGCCATCATGGGCCAAGAGGCGGCCATCGGCTCAGCCAGCGGCCTCACAGTTCGTAGTACGCATCTCAACGGGCGCAGAAACGAGTACGAGGACGCGCTCGAAACTGACAAGAAACTTTACGCAACGATCGTGGAGTTCGACATTATTCACGACCTCTAAGGAGCACTTATGGCAATTCTGGCTGGCAACGCAGGCAGTTTCCGACTGAGCACTAACACCGTGCTTGAGATCGACACGTGGACACTCGACGTGTCCACCGGGCTCGAAGAAACGCAGTCGTTCGGCGACACGTGGAAGGAGCGGACGGCGACCATCCGTGAGTTTAGCGGCACGGCGAGCGGGCGCTTCGACAACGCCGACACGAACGGCCACGTCGCGCTCAACACGGCGTTTTTGGGCGGCACGAGCGTTAGTGCGCGGTTCTACATCAACGGCACGAATTACTACAGCGGCACCTGCTTTGTTCAAGGCAGCCTGAATGCTTCCGAGAACGGGCTGGTGACCGCCAGCTACACGTTGACCGGCAGCGGCGCACTGACGTACACCTAAACCTAGGAGGCCATATGGCAGTTCTCGCAGGCCGCAACGCAGACATCTACCTCGCCACCGGGGCGGGCACCAGCATGACCGGACAGGCGACGACCGCATTGGGCGGCGGCGTCTACCAGATCACGCTGGCCGCCCGCCGGGCGATTAATCCCAACGCCTCGCTGACTGTCCTTGACGGCGTTACGACGGTTTCTCCGGCGTTGTATCAGGTCGCTTGGGGCAATGGAAAGATTGTTTTCCCGAGCTACACGCCCGCTGGCGCGATCACGGTAACCGGCTCGTTCCTGACGTTGTCAAAAGCCGCGCAGGGCACCGACTGGACACTCGATATCACCCCTACTCTTGAAGAGGTCCAGGTATTCGGCGACGCTTGGAAGTCGCGGGCCGTGGTGCAGCGCGAGGGCACTTGTACGTTTGGCCGGTTTTACGACGACGCGTACTTTGTGACGAACTCGGCCAGCTACTACGTGATCGACCTGTACGCCGACTTTAGCAACACTGTCCGTTGGCGCTTTGGCGCCTCGCAATCGTCGGTCGGCATCAGCGTCGGCGAGAACGAGATCATCCGTGAGAACGTATCTTTCTCGACCATCGGAATCGTAGACTATTAACATGAAGACCCTTGCCGACCGCATCTTAGCGGTGCAACTCAAGACGGAAGTGATCGACGTGCCCGAGTGGGACGCGAAAGTTGGAATTACCGAGATGGACACCGGCCAACGCATCCGGTTTGGCGAAGACGCCAAGAAAACCCCGGCGCTGGCCATGGTGCGGGTGCTGATCGCATCGGCGTTTGACCCAGACACGGGCAAGCCTGTCTTCGAGCAGGCTCACCAGGACGCGCTGCTGGGTATGTCTGGCTGCGTCATCGACCGCGTCGTAACGGAAATCTGCCGCATCTCCGGCCTGACCGAGAACGCGGCGGCAGAAGCGGCAAAAAACTAACCGGCGAGCGTAAGTTTGCATTTGCGCTCGCCGAGCATCTACACATGACAGTTGGGCATTTGCTGGCGACGATGTCATCGAGCGAGTTTTCCGAATGGGGAGCGTATCTGGACATGAAACACCAGGAGCAAGAGCGGGCGTCGAAGGAAGCGGCTGCTAAGGCGCGAGGTCGCCGCTAGTGCCGGTTCTCAGCAACCTGATTGTCCGCATCGGGGCCAGCACTGACGACTTCGACAAGAAGGTCAATGCCAGTCTGAATAAGATCAAGCGCTTCGGTGCGGACGTGGCGCAGGCCGGGCAGGCGTTGTCGATTGGAATCTCGGCACCGCTGGCGCTGGCTGGTGCCGCGGCACTCAAGGCCGCGTCGGACATGGAGACGCTGTCCAAGGGCCTGTCGGCCACCATGAAGTCGACCAGTGCGGCGGCTGATGAGATGCAGCGACTGAAGGAAGTCGCCAAGCTACCCGGCTTGGGGCTGGAGGAGGCCGTCAAGGGCTCAATCAGACTTCAGACGCTGGGCAATAGTGCCGCGGACTCGCGCCGCATCATGAGCGAGTTGGGCAACGCGCTGGCCGTTGTCGGCGGCGGCCGCGAAGACTTCTCGGAAGTCATCCGGCAGCTGTCGCAGCTGGGCGCGGTCGGCAAGGTCACAAAGGAAAACCTAGACCCGATCATCGAGCGTATCCCGCAGATCGCCGCAATCATCAAGGAAAAGTTCGGTCCGGCGGCGTTGGGCAATCCGGCTGAGACATTTGAAAAACTGGGCATCTCGTCGCAACAATTTATACGCATCATCGTCGACGAACTGGCCAAAGGCGACCGGGCGGGCGGCACGTTTAAGAACTCGCTTGAGAACCTCCGCGACGCGGCCACGCAGACGGCGGCCGAGTTCGGCAAGGCATTGCTGCCAGTCGGGCAAAAGGTCATCGACGAGTTTCTTAACCCAGGCGTTGAACGCGCGAAGGCGCTGGCCGATTCATTCAACAGCCTGTCGGAAAGCACAAAGACAACCGTAATTGAGTTGGCCGCATTTGCTGCTGCGCTGCCGGTCGCCATCTTAGTGCTCGGCACAATGGCCGAAAAGATTGCCGCGATCATCCAGGGCATTATAAAGCTCAAAGTCGCCATTGCCGCTATCATCGGCGTCCTGGGTGCGTTCGGCGCGGCGCTCAATACGCAGGTGCTGGCCATGGCTGGCGTCACGGCCGGCACGCAGGCGGCGGCTGTTGCCATCGGCGTATTTTCAGCGGCTGCCACCGTGGCCGTCGCCAGCTTGGCGGCTCTGGCATATGCAGGGTATCAGTGGTACGACGCGCAGGAATCGCTGAACCGGTCCAGCCTGAACTTGTCCAACACGACCGAAATGTTGCTCAAGAAGTTGCGCGGAAAGACTCCAGCGGTTGCGGAACTGGAAAAGCAGTATCGGTCTGGCGCAATTGGGCTCGAAGAGTTTAACGCCAAGCTGCTGGAGATCGCTAAGAGCCTAAGCGCAAAGGGGCAAGTAACGGGCGCGGCAACGGCTGCTACGCAATCGCTAACCCAAGCATCGGCGCTTGCTGCGGGTGCTATAGAGCAATACCGGCAGGTAGTGGTATCCAGCTACGAGGAAGACTTCAAGACGGCCGTTCTTAAAGAGCGCCTGTCGATCCTGCAATCCGACTACACCCAGCGCCTCAACGACGGCGTGGCCGCGCTGGTCAAATACGGCAGCGCCGCCGGGGCGGCTGCGGCCGCGCTACAGGAAATGCGAATTGCGGAGATGCCGCCGGACATCGGCAGCGCTATTGACATCCGCAAGCTGCCAACACCGATTGGCATGCCCGGGCTCCCGGGCGAGGCCGTACTTACGGGAGCAGAGCAGGCCCGCTCCGCCAAGCGCGGCGCGGACATGATCAAGATTCTGTCCCGCGACGTGGCGAGCGACTGGAAGAAGACGCAGCAGGCCATCTCCCGGCAGGTCTCCACCATCGTTACGGATTTGTCGCGCGGCCTGGCCGACATCATCGTAAGCGGTGGCAAGGTGGGTGAGAAGTTTGAGGAGTTGGGCAAGCAGATAGCTAAGTCACTCATCCGGACAGTAATTGAGAACGGCATCAACAAAGTCATCGGCGCTCTCGGCGGGCTGATGAGCAGGCTGGGAGGAGTCGGCGGCGCACTGGGTGGTTTGTTGGGCGGCACGGGGGCGCGCACGGCGACCTCGGCGATACCCGGCGTGCTGGGCGGCGCGGCCAACGCGGCTATACCCGCGATAACAGCGGCGGCACCAGCAAGTAGTGGACTGGGCTCTGCCATTGCGGCGGCCAACCCCGTCACGGCGGTCGTGAATGCGGTGGCTGGCGTGGCTACGGCGGTGTCGTCGATCATCTCGAACTTCCAGTTCGCCGCGATGAACAAGACCTTGGACCTAATCGAGAAGGAAGTCCGCTACTCGCAGATCCACCTCTTGCACTTGCTCGAAAAGAATAACGAGTACCTTCCCAAGTTAAAGGACATCTGGGACAGCATGATCCGCATGGAGACGCGGCAGATGGGGCTGGCTGGCGGCGGCGGGGCAGTGACCATCAACATCAGCACGACCGGCGACACGCGCCAGCTGCTCGACGCATTGACCCGTGAGCTTAAACTGCTCGGAGTGATACCTCAGTGAGTATCGACGTTTACATCGGCGGAAGTATTCGCGAGATTGTTCCCTACACGCTGTCGCTTTCGGCGACTTTGGGCAACCGGGCCACCTTCGGCTGTCGCGTCGTTTCGACTAGCGGCGCCTACCGACCGCAGCAGGGGCAGCTTGTGGAAATCTGGACCGGCGGCACAAAACTGTGGGCCGGGAGCATTGACGAAGTCTCTGAAGTCTCGATCACCGAGGCAGGCGCGGCGGCAGGCGCTTTCTACGAGATATCGGGCATCACTTGGGAACAGCGGCTCGACCGGCGGCGGTGCTTTAACCCGTCGACGGCGCTCCCCGCGCACTACGACGGCAGCTACGTTTACACGGCCGACGCCAGCACGAATACGCTTACGACGGCGTCCGCGCATGGCAGGGTGAACGGCGACAAGGTCCGAGTCAAGGCGCACGCGCAGGGGGCCATTTGCGGCGGTTTAGATGGCACGATAGAGTACTTCGTGGTCAACGCTGGGGCGACGACGCTGCAACTATCTTTGACTTCTGGCGGCGGGGCGGTGGACATCACCGACACCGGCACGCTCGACCAGGTGCTTGTGACCGGGCGCGCTGGGCTGATCGTCAAAGACCTCATCACCAACTTTGCGTCCAACGAAGGGATCGGCAGCACGAACGTCGACGACGGCGTTGTGGTGGACGTAGTCACGTTTGACGCGAGCACGACGGTATCTGAGGCAATCGGGCAGCTGGCCGCACTGTGCAACTTTGTCTGGTGGATCGACGAGGACCGCGAGCTGTTTTTTAAGCCGCGCACGTTTGCGACGGCGCCGTTCAGCATTTCGACAAGCAGCGCCAATTATCGCTCGCTGCAGGCCCGGCGCACGAGAGAGGACAAGACCAACGCCACGCTGTCGCGCGTTCCGGCCGAGCAAGTGGCGGCGCTGGTGGAGCCCTTCACGGGCGACGGCACGGCGCGGACTTTCACGCTGACCAAACGGCTGGGCCAGATCGTAAGCATTCGGCTGAATGACCAAGACGTAGATTTCGGGCAGTATTTGTCGGACACGGACAAGGCATGGTATTGGCAGTTCGGCGCGACTGCGATTCGCCAAGACGCTGGCGGCGACGTGCTGACCAGTGCCGACACGCTGACGGTATCTTACCGGGCGCTTGGCGCTGACACGATTACTGCCGAAGATGCGAGCGACATCAGCGGCACTATCACGCAGGAGGGCGGCGGCAGCGGACGCTATGAGGCGTTCTTGGAGCGCGACCTGGGCCAGCTACAGGCGCTCGCCGAAGCGCAGCAGGTCATCGCGGCGAAGAAAGACCCCGTCACCGAAATCAGCTACGAGACCGACGAGCAGGTTGAGCCGCTGTGCGTCACCGTTCGGCCTGGCCAGATCCAGACCATCGCCAACACGCCGCGCGGTGTTTCGTCGTCGTCGTATCTCATCCATGACGTGCAGGTCGCCGACGTGGCTGGGCTTTATTTGCGCTTCCGCGTCCGCGCCATCACCGGCACGAGCATCGTTGGCGTGCAGGAGTACTGGCGGGCGTTGGCCGGCATGGGCGGGGCAGTAACGACTATCAGCGGCACCAGCGGCGGCAGCAACAGCACGAGCACGCCGACGGCACCGGACAACGTCACGGGCGTTACGGCGACGAGCGAGTTTGCCGACGAGACCACGCTCCGCATTAAGCTGTTTTTTACCGCGCCATCGCCGCTGGGCGACTTTGTCGGCGTCCACGTCTGGGAAGAGCCAGTCGACCAAAGCACGGGCGGTGCCGTGCCACTGAACTCTTCCGCGACTCTTGGCGGCACGCGCAACCTGGGCGGCACCTTCGCTCCGATCGACCGCGGCTACCATCTCACCAGTCCGGCAACGATCTACATCCCGCGCCCGACGCAA